GGCAGGAGCACGGACGATCGGGCGGGCCGCATTGGCAGCTGCCGGGTTTGGTGCTCTGGGCGCGCAGACCGCTGTGGATTCGGTCTGGGTGCCCGCAATGTGGACACTTCATGCGATCTCCCTTCGCATCTGGCGGGACCATACCCGCTTACGCGGACGAACATCCCCACGCGGTGACGCCGAACCGGCGCATGACGATGTATCCCACGGCGATCTGTTCGGCCTTCGTCGCGCCCTGGTGGGGCCAGCGGTAGCCGGTGACAGCCTGCCCGATGCCATACGTCGAGCGAAACATCCCCAGCCCGCCGACGTAGGTGCCGTGCGGGTAGTGCTTCCAGTTGCCGGCGGTTTCGCAGTAGGCGATTCGCTCGGCCTTGCCCCACCACCAGCCCACTCGGCGCTTGATCTCCCACGCCTTGGGCTTTGGGGGCCATTCCATCTTGTCCCGCTTGTACTGCTGCAGGCATGCGCGTCGTTCGCTCGCCTGGTGCTTCTCGCATGGTGCTGCACTCGCCTCAATGGACCCGGCGATGAGGAAACATGCGATCAGGATTCCGATTGCGATTGAGGGTCGGATGATTCCTTCTCCTTGTCAGCTGACACGGCCTGCCACGAACGGATTGCGCCGAGCGCGGCAGTAAGTGCGGCGCTGATGGCCGCGAGGGTGGTGGACGGGTTTCCCTCCACCCAAGTGTCGATGAAAGCCACCATCGTGATCAGCGCGCCAGTCAGAATGGCAATCGTCGACGGTCCTACCTTCGGGATCATTCAGCGTTCTCCTTCTCGGGCGTGTAGTCGGTGGGCTCGGCCGGCGGCGGCTCGATGACCGTGGTACCAGGCGGAATGGTGTCAGGCGCCATCAGGACTCCTTGTAGGTCTTTTTCCACGGACGGGGCGTCACGCCCTCGTGGGCCTTCGCCCACTTCTCCATCTGCTTGTCGCGGGTCTGTTTGCCGGTGTTGTGAAGCCACGGCCCGTAGGTGTAGCGGCCATAGGTGCCCTTGGGGCCGGCGCGGAAAGCATAAGGGCTCGAGCGCTCCACCCTGACTGCTTGTGTCCACATTTCGGGATTGGCGGCCGCGAACTTCTTGAGCATGCGGTCGCGGGCCTCGGGCGTCGGCCATCCCCCGTAGAGCTTCACGCGGGTGTCGTCGAATCCGTACCCATCCACGGTCGCGGCGGGCCCGGGAGAGCCCACGCCGGGGATCGAGATAACGCGCCAGCCATCCGCCCACGAACGGACGTAGGACCGCACGCCATCATTCGCATTGCCCTCTACGGTCTGGAAACGATTGCCCGAGAGCAGCGCGTTGATGAATCCGACGTGCTTGCCGTCGATGATGAACAGGTCACCGGGCTTTGTGTTGCGGCTGACGCCCCCGTACCAGCCCTTGCGCTGCGCCTTGTCCACCATCACAGCCGTGGAGGGATTCACGACCGTCTTGGCTGCCGCCTTGTATTTCGCATCCGCCTCGCTCTTGGCGATGCAGTAGCCGACGAAACAAGCGCACCAGGGGACGCCCTGCAGCCCGTACATGGCCTGACATTCATCCACTATGGGGTCACCGGAGCGGTTTGGCGGGCCTTCCATGCTTCCGAGGTAGCCCAGGGCCTCCCTGAGCGTGTATTGGCCATTGCTGATGCTCATGGGTCTCCCCTAGGTGTTATTCACGATGGAAACGATGATGCCGGTCACAGCGCCGCCGGCGAGAAGCCAGACCACGCGGGAGGTCGCAGCTGCGCCCTGCAGGCGGGCACGCCAGATTTCGAGGTCGAACACTCGGGCTTCCGCTTTGCCCAGGCGGTGATTGGCTTCACGCTGCAAACGCTCCACGGACGCCACGGCCTCGCGCAGCTCGCGCAGCTCCTGCCGGATTGCTGTCGCATCCTCGGGGGTCATAGCCAGACGGTGCTAAGCGATCTCGAAGGTGAAGTATCCGAGAAGCTCGTCGCCGTTCGCCCACGTGAACGGGACCGTTGAACTCAAGGAAGTTGTTGAGCCGTAGGTGACACCAGCGTTCAGAACCGCGAACCGCACGCGAGCGTAGGTCGTCGAGGATGGCGTCACCCAGCCCATGTTGGTGGAACCCGCGCTGGTGTCGAACATGCCCGCGAGTCCAAGCGGGAAACGGGTGACCCCATAGGTACGCATGGTTTCGCCATTGGGAAGCGTCGCTTCGGGGTCGCCGGTGATCGTGCTGCCGTTCAGTACCAGGCGGATTCGCACGTCCACCGTCTTGCCGGTAAGACGATACGCGCAGTCCTGCGTAGCTGATCCCAGCGTTACATTCGTCCACGTCGGCGTGTAGGAGGTCCATGCATCGCCCACCGCGTCGAGGTTCTCCCCGATGGCGTTCATTTCCGCCGCGGTGAGAATGTCCCCTGGCGCGAAATCAGTCTTAGGTGTCGTCCATGCCATGAGTGCGCCCCCTTAGAACGCCAGAAAGTTTGTGTCAAGGATGCCCAGAAAACCACTGTCAAGCGTAAAGAACGCTCGCGTGTCGATTGACTCGAAGGTGAAGCGAACCCGGTGATCCCCCGGCCTGATCTCGTGGGCGATGCCGGAAACGATCAGGGTTTCGGTCACGCTAGACGGTGAGCCGGTCGCAAATGACTTCTGAACCGTGGCCACGTCGGTGAGGTCTGCATCGAGCAGCGTTTCCTGCTGGGTGGCGTCAAGAGCGGCCAGCTGCACCGAAACGCCGGTAAAGCGCAGAAACGGATCTTTGTGGACTGCCAGAAAGCGATCAGCCAGGTTCAGCACTTCCGTAGTGGTGCTGTTCAGCAGGTCGAGCTTTGAGTAGTCCAGCGTCTGATACCGGGCGATTGAATCGGCGTCGGATGAATCCTGCACAGCGCCGGCGGGGGATTGCATGTGGATGTAGTTATAAAGCAGCTCGTCGCCGAACTGATTCAGCAGGGAGGAATAGGGGATCCCGGTCCCATCATCGGTGAACTCGATCATCACCGCAGGATTGAGCAGCCGGAAACGCTCGACGAATGTGAGCGTGCCGAAACGGTCCATGAACAGAAAACCGGCCTCTGATACCTCAATCCGCTGCAGGTACTGCAGCACGTTCGTGCCCTCCGCTACGTTCCATACGCCACCACCGCCCGGAGTGCCGCCCAAGATGCTTTGGCCGGTGTCGAGGTTCCTCCCGCCTTGGTATGACACTTCCGGCAGGGACAGGACAGCCTCAATCCGCTCGCCGCTGGTCTGTTCCACGGGGGTCCAAGCGTTCAGCGTCATCTGCGCCAGGACCGTGAAGGCATCCGAACAGGCGGCGGTGAGGGTGTTGCCGTTTTCGGTGTAGTAGTAGTCGAGATTCCAGTCGGTGATCGTGCCCTGGTAGATGCTGCAGCCGTTTGCGTAGATCTCGATGGGCTGTCGGGGCTCCACATACGGGTAATACGGAGAGCTGGCGTTGAGCGGGTCCAGCTGGCGGTCGGGGTCGTGAAACGTCACTTGCGCGGTGCCGGCGTTGAAAGCTTCGGTATTGCGATTGCGCCCCCGGGTGATGCTGATGCTCTGCACCATGTCGGTCACGTCGACCATCTGAATCCCGCCCAGCGTGCCGGTGTCCAGGAGCCCGTAGGTCGCGGAGTTGAGCTGGAAGGGCGTGGCGAATCCGGTGGTCTGCTCAAAGCCAACCAGCACTTGAATGGTGGGCGTACTCATGCGGGCATGAACGCGGGCCCGCTGCGCCGCTGCGCCCTCTGGATGGCCTCGATGATCTGCTGCCCGATCTGGTCGGGCGTGGACACAAGACCGGCTTCCACGTTGATGATCACGTTTCCGAACCCGCTGCCCAAGGGTCCGTTGCCGCGTGTCCTGTTGAGCGGGACCACGGCTTCGGGGCCGGCCTCACCGATCAGCGCCAGGGTCGGGCGATTGACGATTCCGCCGGCGGCGCCACGCGGGATTCCGCCGCCTCCCGATGCGATGATTGACGCGCCTGTGGCGCCGGCGGGCAGGTTCTTTTTCCATGAGCCCAGCAGGTTCAGGAGTTTTTCCATTGCCGTGATTGCCAAAGTTATTGGCGCGAACGCCAGCTTCAGCGAAAGCTTCAAGGCATCAAGCACCGGGCCCGCGTGCTCAGAAATCCAATCCCATGCCTTCTTCATGGCGTTCCAAAACAGGCTGATGGCCGGGACCACGTTGTCGTTGATCCAGCTGGCGACGCCTGACAGGGCGCTTCCGATGCCATTCACGATGTCTCGGAAGGTCTCGCTCTTGTTGTAAGCGATGGCGATTGCGGTCACGAGACCGGCGATGGCCAGCACCACAATGGCGATTGGGTTGGCGCTCATGGCCGCGTTCAGCGCCCATTGGGCAGCCGTCATAAATGCCGATGTCGCTGCCGCAACTTTCATGGCCGCGTTCACGGCGACCACGCCGATGGCCAAGCCGCCCAGGACTGCGATCAGCACCTTGGTCACGGTCTCGTTCTCGCGCATGAAATTGGTGACGTTGCTGAACACGGTGGTCAGGAACTCAATGGCCGGGATCAGCGCCATTGCCAACGTCTTTTGCAGCTCCTCGAACGAACGCTTCCCGCGCTCGAGCTGCCCCTGGGTGGTCTCGCCGAACGCCTTGGCGGTGCCGCCCACCTGATCCTCGACTTCCTTGAGGATGATCTTTTGGGCTTCCAGCGTCTTGCCGGACTCCACCAGGCTGGCGATGGTCTTTTTCTGCTCATCGGTGAAGGTGACGCCGGCGCGGGAGAGGGCTGTGATGCCCTTCACGGGATCGTTGAGCGCCTTGCCCAGCATCTTGTTGGCGGATTCGAGAGACCCAAAACCCTTCTTTGACAGGTCAAGGGCTGCGACCGTGGCGCGGTCGAACACCTGATTACCCTGCCCCATCTCGTTCCGCACATTCTTGAAGGTGGCCAGCATGGCGCCGCCCTGGGTGATGAGCGCCGCGCTCTCCCCGGTGGTGTCCTGCAGCTGATTGGCGAACTCAAAGAAACCTTGGGAAGTTGTATTGACCGCGTTTCCGGTGCTCTTGAGCGTGGCTTCGAGGTTTGCAACTGCGGCCTCGTCCTCCATGACGCCGGCCACGCCCTGCTTCGCCATGAGCGCGATGCCGCCCAGGACTGCGACCGCCGGTAGGAAAGCCTTTCTGATGGCGAACCCGGCCTTGGCGCCCTTGCCCTCGAGCTGCTGAAACTGCTTTATGCCACGGTCGATGCCGCGACCGTTGAAATCGGTGAGGATCGGGATTGTGATTGCCATCAGTCCACCATCCCTTGAACGGTCTTTTCGGCCTGCTTCACCAAGAGCGCGATACCGGCCTGAATCTTGGGCGCGTGACGGTCAGCGGTCGGCCACAGAACGCGGTCAGACCGGGCCCGGATGTTCTGCCCCAGCCTGTTTCCGGTGGTGACAGTCTCGAACAAGATGCCGGCGGGGTTGCCCTGGCTGACATAGAGCACGCTGTTCTTATCGCGGCGCGTGCTGGTCTTGACCTTGACGCTTGAACGGACCTTCGACACCTGCCAAGGAAAGATTGAGAACGCCTTGGGCGTCCACGACCGCGCCATGCCAGAGAGCGGCAGCTGGGGATACAGGCCCTTGGCCTCGGCGACCATCGGCGCCACGATTGCCTTGGCTGCCCTGTTGAACTCCTTGCGAAACTCGGGATCCACGCGCCGCAGGGCCTTGATTGTCTCCTTGACCCCCACGACCTCGGTTTGAACCCCTAGCGGCACTTCAACCCTGCTCTCTCATAACGTCCAAGACCGTGTAGAGGTCTCTTAGTGTGAAATCTACCCCCGGGGGCCAGAAGCCTGTCTGCACCAGCACGACAGCCAAGGCGCGGCTTACTGATCCCCGTCCGTAGGGTTTGAATCCCGGTCCTCCTCGCCCTCCACCACTTCGAGCTCGACGACCTCATCGAGAAACCCATCGAACGTATCGGCGACGGGCAGCTCACCGGCGCGGGCCGCAGACCACGCCATGAACGCAACGTATTCGAGCCTCGGCGACAGCTGCAGCACCTGGGCTGAAATGTCGAAATGACGCTCGAACGCGACTGTGTTCTTGATGCTGGCAATGTCCACGACCCATTCGCCGGCTGCTGTTGAGAAACGGATGTTTCCCTGTACCGCATGCTTCTCGGCCATGCTGTCTCCCCTTGTGTTTCTGGTTACGGCGTGAT